CAGGACTTTGTGCCGTCGACACTGCTGAAGCCTTTATCTACCGCAGCGTCGTTCTTCCCGGCCTCGACTCCGGCGTCGTAAATCTTTTGCATCTCCGCGTTGGACAACTTCCCACCCTTGACGCGCGCGGCAAGCTCGTGGATGTCGGTACCGGCACCGTTCAACGTCCGCTGGATAGCGCGCACGGCCGCGAGCACTTCGCCGTCTCGATCGGAGGAGAGCAGCTTGATCAATTTCTCGAGCTTCTCTTCGGCACCGGGATCAATCATCGCCAGCACCTTTCCCGATGCCCGCACAGCCGGCAGCGCCAGTTGTCTGGATCGTCCGTCATGCGCGGCAAAAGCTCGCCAGCGTGCGTCGCCTTGATAATTGTGGTCGCGCGCCCAGTAATCGCCTCTGCTAGCTCGGCGTCGAATGGCACCAAGACGTGCAGCCGGTCACAGGTATCGGCGTTCGTGGCTGTGAAGATTGCGGGATGCGAATCGACTCCGAGGTAAAGCTGATAAAGCACCACTTGGGCGGCGTACTGCGGATAGTGCTTTGCGAGTCCGTCGCGATCGAGCGACTTCCATCCTTTCGCATTGACCGCCTTGTGCTCCCACAGACACGGATAACCGACGCCCGGAATGTCTGGTCCGTTGAGGAAAATTCCATCAGCGTGGCCGCGCAGCCATCCGTCGATCGCCTTAAATTCGAGCCGGTCCTTGTCGGCAAATTGGAATGCTGCTTTCTCAAAGTGCTCTCGAGTCTGCTGTTCGAAGAAATGACCGCGTGCGAAGATGTCTCGCGTCCTGGACGCGTGCACGGGATCACACATCCAGTCGTACTGAATTTTGCGCAAGCACGGGTGCCCGACTGCGCTGGCACCGAGATAGTTGCGGGTCGTCTCGGCGTCTGCACGCGCGCCCGCCTCGAGCAACGCGTTGATCGCGATGCTGGCCGGCGCGGCGAATAATTCGTTACGATTGAAGTCCATTGCATTTTCTCAAAATGGGAGCGGGTCGTCCCAAGGTTTGCCCTCATCACCCATCGCTGTGCCCTCCGGCGACTTGCGCGTGATTATGTTCTCGCCCAAGTCGCGCGCCTGCATCGCCTTGCTGATCAGGGTGTAAGCATCGCCGAGAAACTGGATCATTTCGTCACGAGAGAACTCGGCGAGTGGCCGATTCCAGTCGACATCTGGCCTAGCAAGTTCTGGTAAGATCGCAGCGATTGCGCCAGCACACCATGGATCAGGCGCAAGCCCGGTATTGCGAATCCATTGCTCGGCGCCGATACCGTTGCTCGTTGCCTGCGTGGCGCGCTCGCTGATCCATCCGAATAAGACCGCGGCGGCGATCCAGCCCCATTCGGTGTCGGAAAGCCGCCCTACCGGCGTCATAGGAGGAACCGCGCCGCCACTTACGACGGCGCGGATTTTCGCGATGGCAGCGGCAGTCGCCTGTCGTTGCCATGCGTCTTCGATGCCGCTTGCCGATGGCAGGCGGATTTTTCTTTGCCGGTTCATTTCGCCCAATCCGGTTTCTTGATTTCCTTGGATGGCGAAGCGTCGCCGCCGTCCGACGGCGGTCGGACGACTTGCTCGATCGGGTGCCACTCCTTGCACTCCGGCGTGATTACCCTGCCGAGGATATTCTTGGCCTTGTAATCACCACGTGCCGGCTCGACATCGATCTTCGCCATGAAGCGAATGCCGTTGAAGTCATCATATTCGGCTATGCGCGCCTTTTTTGCAGCTTCGGATACATCTGTCGGCTTGACGCCACGTGCTGATTCGAGAATTGCCCGCAACTTGCTCCGCGTGATGTCTGCGGCTGTTGCATGGCCGTCGGTCGTGCCGGAGAGCACCATAAACCCGAAGACCTTGCGCTTGACGTGCGGGCCTTCGACTACGATGAACTCACAGTCGAGACCTTCCGCTTCGCCATTCTTCGATCTTGTAAGAAGTCCGTCCTCGCCGGCGTTACCAGGGCGGATTTTGAGCTGAACGACTGCGATGGTTCCGTTGGGAATGACGCCAAAGTCGCGTTGCTCGTTTGCAGTACCAAAGTCGAATGCGCTCATAACCATTTTACCTCCTGTGTTCTGTGCGCTTACTCGGCGGCTGGGGGGAATTTGACGAAGTCGCCGCCGGACCTCGTGAGCTTGTCAAACAATTTGCCAAGATGCGGTTGCTCGATCTGCTCGAGACGACCGCTGCGATCCTTTGCTGGATAGCGCCATTGGTTTGGCGAGGTGCAGACGAAGGTGCGCGTCAGCACGCCGTCGCCGAAGTCGACCCAGTTCATGGTGATGATCTGATCAACGACGGCGGGAATCTCGCGCGAGGTGCGGGAGCCTTCCATTTGGAGACGATGCTCGGTCCGATTGAAATCGTCGGTGACGGTCTCAAGGATTCCGAGAAAGACGACGTTGACTGCGCGCGCTTGCTGCAGATGCATCAGCCACGCGATCATCTCGCGCGCGTGTAGCCCATAGGCACCGCGCAGATCGCGCTTGCCGCTCCTTTCGGAGAATGCTTCCGGCTGCTGACTTGCCCAACCGAAACTCAAGCGGCTGATAGCGGTGAGTGAATCGAAGAAGTAAGTGCCGTATTTGCCAAGCTGCCCGGGATCGCCGAACTCGCTCACGACGGCATCATAATGAGCAGCGCTATAGACGCTGTTTGCTGGCACAGCGGGATTAGCGCCGGCCAAGTAGACGGCAAGGTCACGGCATTCTGGCCAGGTGCGGGGGCACAGTGTGTCGACGGTGATATCCTGCACCGCCAGATCGCCGGCCTCGACATCAATGAAAAGAGCTGTTGTCGAATCGAGCGTGCGCAAAAGTGATGTCTTGCCGACGCCAGTGGGGCCGACGATCAAAATCTTTGCGCCGCGCTGCTCAGCAAGCCTTTCGTTAGCGGAAATGATTTTCATTTTGTCCCCTCAGCAATCATTGCGATCTCAGCAGCGAGCTTGAGCCGGATCACGACTAACGGCTCGTCGCGATCGCGTTTGATGATCAAGAAGTCGGTACCGTTGTCGAGCCATCGATACAATTCGCGAAAACCGTCGCCGCGACATTTCACTTCGACGCGACGATCAACGCCGAGCAACGGCACACTAACGTCGCCGCCGAAACGTCCGCGCATGCTTCCGGAGAGCGGAACACGTTCGGCGGCAAAACCACGCGCCTGCAACAGGCGCACGACGGCGCGTTCTGTGCGGTTGCCCTTATCGCGCGATGCACGACCGCCGCTCATGACGCCCTCGCGGCGTAGTAACCACTCACGGGGCGTCGGCCGGCACCGGCACAGTTCCAGGTGTCATGAACCATGCCGTCGATGACGGCGACGAGGTGCCTATGCACTCGCACGATCAGCCGCCCAGATGGCAGCTCGTCGGCGCGTAGGCGGACCTTGTCGTGATCCTTGGTTGACGTGAACCGCCAACCAATGGACTCAAGGTAGGGGCCGTATATTTCGTCGTAAGAACCGTTGGCCGGATCGAAGCTGCGTCCGCCCCTGCTCCGCCGAATCCATCCAGTGACGCGGTTGCGATGCGTCTCCACGTAGTGAAGGGTTGCCGCAACTAGCGCGTTGTGGACTTCGCGATAAGGTTTCCCGGTCGCGATGGCGATGGCGCGGGGAACGCATCCACCACGAACGCGGTGATAGCCGGCGGCGCGGCGTCCGCCGTCAGTGCGCACCCAGCGGTTCCGCGCCCGCTTGCGCCGGGATCTGATAGGGTCTTGCCACAACGCGTGGTGCTTGCCATATTGCTTACTGATCACAGAAATCTCCTCGTTGTTTGATCCGGCCCGGGTGTTTCCAGCACCCGGCCGGTGCTCTCATAGTTCCGCTAAATTCCGACACCGAACGGCGACGCGCGGGGGCAGATCAGGCGGCTGTCTTTGGCTCGCCGACGTTGAGCGCGTCGCCGAGTTCGACGGCGTCGCGCCTTGGCGAAATTTTACGGATGAGGTGAGGGTATCGCCGGCGAAACGTATCCTCGGATACGTCGTTAAGCTCCGCGGCTCTCTTCACCGAAATCTTGCGCCGTCGCTCAAGCCAGCTCGGCTCGCCCGTGCTCGTGATGTCCATGTCGCTCTCCGACTCGATGGCGCGGGTTTGCGCGCCTTCGAGCGGCAGCTAATCGCTGTTGCGTGGGGGTGAAGAGGTGCGGGGCGTAGGTCGCTGTTCGATCGACGATCGAACAGAAAGATTACTGTTCGATCGTCGATCGAACAGCTTCCGCAGGCGCAGGTGCAGGCGGA